GCCGCCAAATAATCCACCTATGCCTTGAGTTACTGGATTGTTCTTAATAAAGTTCACAAAGCTAACTAGGCCGTTATAGGCCGAAGTAATCAATCCAACTAAAGTGCTGAATAATTTGATTACGCCGCTGATAGCAACACCAAGAACCTTGAACGCCGCTCCTAGAACTTCACCGATAAATGGGGCTAAATAAGTCTTAGCAAATTCAAAAATAGCCTTTGCAAATACTAGAAACTTGTTTAGTTCGGTTGAGTTGTTGCCTACTGCCTTGGAGACGCTGGCAAATGCTTCTCTAATTCCTTCCACCACTGGAGTGAAGAATCCTGAAACGAATTCCCAAATTGAAGTAAGAATAGGGAGAACATTGTCTTTTAGATTGCCAGCAAACTCGGCAATAGTTGGAATAGCCTTATCAACGAATAAAGAAACCATGGGAGTAATGGCATCCAGGATAAATCCGCCTACTGTTTCCTTGCCTTCATCAAATGCCACTTTAAGTCTGCGCATCTTGCCATCGAAAGTATCAGCTTGAACTGAAGCCTGGTCTTTGAAAGTTCCAGCCAGGGATTGAGTAACTTCATCGAAAGTCATTGACTTCAAGGTTGCTGCATCTATACCAGTTCCAAGTTTGCCAAGTGCGGTGGTATTGCCATCATGGGCTTTAGCAAGGGCATTGGTTACTGACTCAAGAGATTTGCCAGTGCCAGCAGCAATATCCAACGCTAGGGTTTGAAGTCTCTGAGCTTCTGCAACATCCTTGGTTGAGCGAACCAGACGATCTAAAGATGGTCGAAGTTCATCATCGGTAACGCCATTGGCTAGAGCAGTCTGAAAAATATAATCTTCTGTTGCCGCAATAGTGTCATCAGTAGCCCCTGTAACATTCCTAAGCGATGCGGCTAGGCGTAACTGAGCAGCCTCATCTTCTATCGCCGCTTTAACGCCATCTACGGCTAATTTGCCAGCATAAGCAACGGCAGCAGCGCCAGCGGCTAGGAATGCAGCGCCAGCAATTTTGCCAAACTTAGATAACTTATCGCCGAAGGTTTGAACCTCGGAAGTTCCTTTATTAAGGCTTGCGCTAAGGTCTTTGACTTCACCAAGTATCGCTAACTTAAGCGTTCTGGAATCGGATGCCATTATGCAAACTCCTTAATAATCTTTGAGAATGCTTCTTGCCATTCTTTAATAATATAAGGCTGAGCAGCCTTCAGTGTTGGAAAAATAAAGTAACCAGCATTGCCTCGGCCAAGTGTTGGAGTTCTTCTTGGGAATTGCTTGAATCGGTTAGATCCGAATTCCATTCCACCCCATAGGCTTTTAGTAGTTCCACCGCCAGAGAATCTTTGAGATGCAAAACCCAGGCTAATTTCGCCTACCTTAGAAGTCTTGGAAACTTTACCGCCAGAAGTAATTCTTGTTGCGACCTTTGTGGCTACTGTTCTAGTTCCAGAAGCTTCTTTAATTTTGCCTAATGCGTAATCTGCTAGAGCGCCAGATACCTTCTTAGCTTCATCAACAGCAACTACATCCATGGCTTTGAAGGCTTTGATTACTTCTCGGATTTCATTCCGATTGTAAGCTTCAACCTCTGCCTGGTTCATTGCGCTCCTTTAATATCTCAATCGCGGTAAGAATGTCCTCGGCAGTTTCCCATTCCCTCATGGGGATATGAGTCGCTATCGCTAACTCGACTAGGAGTCGATTTATACTTCCGCGCTTATGGCTTTTGGGTCATCATCGCCAACTTCAAGATTCGTAATGCCTTCCATCCAGACATCAAGTGTCTTAGTTGGTTTCCCGGCAGCTTCTCGCTTATAGGCTGAATGGGCCACGAATAAGATATCCCACATACCAGAAAACTCCTGGATAGATTTCTTTGTTGCCATTTCCCACTTTGCGAAGTCCGGTGGATAGGCCACATAAGTAGCACTATCCCCAGACGCGAACTCGACTGTTATTGACTTTTTCATTTTGCTCCCTGTTTAGTTTGTTAAGCGAAGTTCTCGGTTGGTGTTCCAACTACAAGCATTGACCATGAATCGGTTTGAGCGCCTGGAGCAGCTCCACCGACGGCTGGGAATACTGGGAATGCAGTTCCCGTAAATACTGCGCCAGTTGTAGCAGTAATTGAATAAGCAAGAGCAGTGTTTGGTGCTGTTTCAGCAGCAGTCCACATTGCTTCGAATAGTGATGATGCAACACCCCAGTCAGCTAGAAGTTCGACTGAAAGAGTCCACTGATCATCAGTGTGCTTGTAAGCCTTGCCATCTAGTGTTTGGTAAGTATCGATTACTGGTGAGTTTGTCAGAGTAACGCTAGTTGTTTGTCCATCATACGCTGCTGCAGCGATGGTGAAAGTAATGTCGCGCCCTGTAATGACTGTTGTTGGCATTCGGGTTTTCTCCTTAGTTTGTTTGAGTGTAGTAAGTTGAAACGCTTATATCCGCGACAAGCAAATTGCTAGCGCCTACTTGTGTAACTGTTGGTCGTTGAACTGCTCCTACTTCATACCCGGCTGGGATTGCAGAAACAACACTTATGATGAGCTGCTCGATATTGTCGAGAGATGCTGGGTTGGAGTTATACGCAACGCAGACTGTAATTGTGTAATTAAGTTTGCAGTGGAAAGATGATTTTCCAATAGTATTAAATTCGATATATGGTGAATCTGGAACGCACACGATTGCAGGTGGAATAACTGTCTCCGGCACGAAGGCGTAAACATTTCCAGCAACGCCAGCAAGTGCAGTTGCTAAAGGTTGTCTAACTGATGAAAGGATCGTTGATGCGGTCATTGAACAATTGACTCAACATCTATATACGGCCCAAGTAAGCCTACGCAGCGGTTAAATAGTGAGCGCCCCATCCGATACGGAGTTGGTGTGAAATCCACACCTTCGATTTGGCCACCAGGAGCGACTCTGGATTGAAAGACTTCAACTGAAACAACCAATACTGCTGATTCGACTGCTGAAACTCCAACATAAGTTGAAGCGCCTGAAAGTGTGGCAAGGCCGGAAGGAATTACATTTCTTGGAAGAATATCTGCATTAGTTAGTGCAACTGAAAATTCATAATCTGATGGAACGGCAGTGACTGTAAAAGTGCCATTGAATGGAGATCCGCAGCCAGTGATAACCACTGATTGCGTTAAAGAAAATTCGTGAGCGCCTAGTGTGTGATAAGTGGCCACATTATCTTCTAGTTCGACTGCATCGATTGGTTGGGCATATCTCGTGAGCATAGGAAGAATTACCTGCTCTGCGGTGTCAATAATATCTGTCAAATAAGCATCATTATAGAGAGCGGAAGATACGCCAAGAATGGAACGCAGTTCTGCAACTGTAACTATTGAAGCCATATCTTCCTCTCTATAACGACTGGGGGAGCCGGGAGCAACTCCCCCATGATTAGTTTGTGCTTACGCTACGTTTAGCTTACGGAATGCTGCTGGGTAGCGGTTAACTACTGCAACGTAACCATATAGTCCGATGTCAAGCTGACCATTTGCAACTACCGCAGTGCGAAGTTGGATTTGGCTTGACTCATGGAAGCGCATTGCGTTTGATGGATAAACAAGTGCGTGCTTTGCGTTTGCATCATCGCCTGTGTAGTTTGGATCAACAACAAGGTTAAGTCCTGCAACTGTGCCAGAAGTCGAACCTTGAGCGATTAGCCCGTTTGCATTCTGAGGTGCTGCTGCTGCGAATAGTGGGCGACCTGTTGTATCAACTGCACCCATCAAACCTGAGAAGTCAATACCATCTTCTCCACCTGTGTTTGCAACAAGTAAGCGGTTTGGTGTCTGGCGAACAACGCCGAATGAATCAGCAATACCAAGAGCAATTGCCTTGTAAATTGTTGATGAAGATGATGCTGTTGCGTTTTGTGATGCGATTTGTGCAGCATAAGCATCTGTTTTTTGTGCATATGATGCAGCAAGTTCACGGATGTAGAGATCCAAGAATGATGGGTCTGAACGATCAACAAGTTCAACATCAAGGCGACCAGCGCCAGCGAACTTAACAACTGTATCTTCCTGGAAAGTTACTGTTGTATCTGTTGATGAAAATTCAGCAGCTTCTGCGGTCAATGCGACAGTAGCCATAGTTCCTAGCTTAGGTGTGAAGATTTTCATTCCTGATGCAGGAAGCGCAGCGCGCTCGATTGAATCGATGAATGGGCGTGATGAATCGATGATACCGATTACATCGCGTAGGTAGTTAGGTGGAACCATACCTGTGTTTTCTGCAACTGTTGCAACTTGTAGTGCTGCGATTAGATCGCGAGCATCTGAGTCGCCGCGTGATGCAGCTAGTTGAGCCTTTGCAACTTGACCAGCGGTAACATTTAGATTAACGCGTGGAGATGAATACATAACTGGCGCTGATGCGCTGACAGTTACTTCTGACTTTGCAGCTTCTACCGCTTCGGTAGTTACTGACTCTGGAGCGGTTTCGGACACTAGGTCTTCTCCTTCTGGTTTAATATCTGAATCGGTTGATTCAGAAACTTCGGTTTCGGTCGCTGCTACTTCTGTAACGCGAGCAGAATCAATTGCTGGATCTGTAACCAAACTTGTTTCAATCATTTGTGATGAAGAGATAACCATTGCTCCATCGACATTTTCCCATTCGTTTAATTTAATACCGACTGAAAAACCATCACGCAGACCCTCAGCGGCTTCGAGCAGACTATCGTCACCCGCGATTGTTCCAGCGATGCGAAACGATGCTTCGATGCCAGAATCGGTAACTTCATAACTTGTAAGTTTGCCAATTGGTCGTGTGCGGTCATGCTCTAGCAATAATTTGACGTTCTTAGGGATTGTTATTGAATCTTTTGCAAATACTGTTTTGCCAGCAGAAGTAAAACCTTCTTCACCCCAGGTAACGATGCGGCCTGTAAGGGTTCTGGTTTTTGTATCCGCTGCGGTCAGCGTAATTGGTAGATTTACTTTCATTTAAGTAGATCCTCTTCCTCTCGGATTTCTTCAACGCTCATTGCGCCGATTCTGTTTAGGATTTCATAAACTTGCGCTCGCTCTAGTGGGTTTCCGCGTAGGAACTCATCTAGTGAGAAGCGAATATAATTTCCAGCGCCTACGAAGTCTGGTTGACTTAGGCGTTGTTCAATTGCAAGAAGAATGTTGCGACCGCCGAAGTCAATTAGCGAACGACGCTCATTGATTGCGTTTGAATAGGTCATTGATGTTGATTCGGCGGAAGCAAAGAAGGCCGGGATGTTTAATGCGCGGCATAATTCAAGCGCGACATATTGCCGAGCCTCGTTTAATTGTAATTTGTTTGGATCAATACCCATTGCCTGTAGTTCAATATCGGCATTTAGGAATGCAGTGCTGCGGTTAGTTCTTGCAACACGCCATGATTCAAGAAGCTTTGAAATTCTTTCAGAAGTTAAGTTTGTGCCATTAGATTTAAGAACCATCATTGGAACTGGTTCTTTAGCAAATTGTTCTGCCGCATTTTCCAAGGCGATAGCCGCCCGGATAGTGCGGCCAGCACGATTAAGGAAACCTTCATCAAGTCCGTTGAATACGATTAAACTGCCCACGCCAAATGGTGGTGTTTTTATATTATCAACGGAATACCCGATGATTTCAGTTCCAAGTGAGTTTAATTCTGGAAGAACACGATCAGGCGAAATGCGTGTCCACTCTTGAATGCGGCCATCCGCATACATTGACATTACAATTCCGTAAGAGACTCCCACGAATAATAAATCTTCTGCAACGTAGCTGTAAACGGCAGAACCAGGAATGCGTGTGTCTGGTTGGTTGATTACTCGATTGGGTTCAACGTGTGATCCTGTTGATTTAACATATTGCTCTAAAGGTAGTGTTGCAAGAGAGCATAAGATATTTCTTCCGCGGGCAATTGTTGGAACTGCCATGGCAGAAGCTCTTGATGCGGTTGCGACTGGATATAACCAGTTATTGATTAGGCCATTGTTTGGCGCTGGATACGCAGCGGCATCAATTGTTACTGGCGCTGGCGCAGTGGTTGGAAGAAAGAAGTCTTTGATTCCCATATAGTGGATAAGTATATCATTATATGAGATTAGCCGATAAAGATGTCCACTTCCGTTTCCGGTCGTGTCGCGAAATGAGAAACCATTGCCATTGCCACTGCCGCGCAGATTGTGGAATTGGAAACTTTACGGCCCAGATACCAACCGCCATCTTTGAATGGAAGTTTGACGGCTGATAGAACTTGCTTGGTAAATTCCTCTTGGCGTTTGTGGATTAGTCGTTCTGAAGTAATCGCAGATTGCATTTCATCACAAGCTTGGCCATATAAGGCTCCATCGATTGGAGTGGTCTGAATTCCAGCTGGAGATAATCTAGCCGCGACTGCTCCAGCGGTTTGTCTGGAATATGCAACTGTTGTTGTTGGATATTTGCGAACCCAGACTGCTAAATCATTGGCAAGTGCCTTATCGTCTATCGCTACCGCGTTTTCCCATGTCTGCAATAGAACCACTACGAATTTATCGCCCTTTTGTTGTCCGGCGATTAATGCCGCTGCCCTACGATCTGGCGACAAGTCAATAGCCATCCAGGTTTCTTGATCCTGGTCTAGTTCTGCCGACTCATCGCCACACGCATCCCAGAGAGACGGATTTATTGCTGGGTTTATCTGGGAAACCCATTGACATAGAACTTCTGTTCTTACAATTGATTCTTCATCGTTGAGAATGGCCCGAAGATTATCCGGATGAACTGTATAGCCAAGGCTTGGGTTTGAATATCTAACCGCTTCCCAGAATTCAGGTGTGTCGCCGATTTGAACTTCCATTGGAGCCGACCACTCGAACCAACCTATTGGATCATCAGAACCAGCGGCAGCAGCTAGTCCGCGTTCCCGCATTCTGTTTAAAACTACTGAATGCTGGTCTCCGGCGTTCGAATAAAGAATAGCCATTGGATTCTTTGAAGCCATCTGGGTAAATCGAAGTGATGCCCAAACTTCCGGGTCTTGATATTCACGAACTTCATCTAGGTGGATAACATCTGGCGCTGCAATACCGCGAGAAGCCGAGTTATTGGCGCGAACCAAATATCTAGCCCCATCGATTAGTTTGATTTCCTGCGATCCTTTAGTTTCATACTTCTTGGCAAACATGGAAGCCAGTTTTGGGTGTGTTTGAATAATCTCATCTATCTTCCAGAAGATTTCAGAAGAGGTTGTTAACTTGTGAGCCGTGTGAACTTGAAGCTTCTCGCCTAACTCGAACATTCCCCACAAGATTCGAAGCGCTAGGAAAGTAGATTTTCCTTGTTGGCGAGCGACCAGAACGCCTACTTCATTGTGATGCCAACGGCCATCCGGCTTGACCCGGTGCATCTCGATAGCAAGAAACTTCTGCCAAGGAAGCAATTCGAAGCCAATTGACTCGCAGAAATCTATCATTTCCTGCCCGCGTGAAGGTAAATCGACTGGTTTTGACCGAATACGCGGTTCTGTCGCCCCTAGGTAAGCCCCATCAGGGCTATCTAAGGCTATCTGGTCGAAAGTAGTCATGACTTAGGGTATCAGGCCTGATAGTGGGTAATGCTGTCGTTTTTGGGGGTAAACAAACCAA